ATAAATTACCTTTGTACTGAAATACATCAATATCACAAGTTACAAATTTACCCGTTAAAATACTATAAAAAGAAACATCCTCTTCATTTATAAAACTTGAAAAATGCTCCATCAACAGGGATATAAAAATCCAATAGGTACAGCGTTGGTTTCTCCTTCCTCTTGATAATACTAACTCCACAGATCAAAACTTTTTGACTAGGCATCAACATTGGCATATTTCTCCTTTTTAGGTGATATATATATAAAAAAAGCCGCCTAAACATAAGTTTGGCGACTTGATTACTAGGTTATACTAATATATAACAATCATATAACAATTGAAATTTACACACTTATAGTGTAAATTTAAAGTGACCGATCGAACAAGGCACAAGTCGCCAAACTTATAGATCCCTTGTTCGATTGGATCGCTTTAATATCAAATTTTACCTGACTAACAGGAATCTAACACAAGTATAGTACAAACATAAGTTCTTGACAACTTTTTTTAGGCATTTAGTATCACCACATAAATAATTCTTTTTGACTACTCTTCCGTGAGTAGTTCTTTTTTTTCTCTCTTGGAATTTGTTCTAATCATCCACAAATTGAATGCTGTCTCTTTCCTATACTGTGTTAACTCTTCCTCTTCCTTTAACTTTTCTCTATAAAGCTCTACCTCTTTATATTCATCCTCTGAAATTAATTCTGTACCAAACTCCATAATACTTGATAGATACTGTCCCGGATCAGGATGCGCATGATAAACCATAGCTAAAGTTTTCAATGTCTGCTTTTCAATCCATCGTTTCCTAGTTTCTATCGTCTTATCTGGTGCAACCATCGTCAGTTTCAACTTTTTAACACCGTCTAAAAATTTCTCCCAAAAAGGCGCTGTTTTCCATCGAGAACGATTATCCGGGTCAGCTTTATTCTTAACGCAAAACCTTACATAATTACTTATTACACCTAATGCAACTTCACCTATTTGATGTGACTGATTTGCTACATATTTAGCCATTATCAAAGCTCTTTCGTCCCTTGCTTCGATTTCAACACGATTCCAATGAGTCAAATTCTCCTCTAGTTCATATCCTTTATTCCTACGCTCATGATGTTTTTCATAAATCCTTATTTGTATCGCTGATGTACCATGACCAAAATACAAAGTATTCCCTTTTGAATCACCAGTCTCAATTTCTATAGAATCAACGCCACGAGCTTTTTTAAACTTTGATACACATTCACGATTTTTCACCCTTCGTATAAGCTTTTCAACTGTAAAATAAGGCTTGTCCTCATTATATCTAACATCATCAACCGCTAAATCAAACCGAGTAATATTAACGTCATAATTATAGATAATCTTGTACAATAGCTTGTCCCATGACAATGAATTTTCAAGGGACTCATAAAGCCGACATCCTTGGCCAGACATCACAATATGTACTCCCATATCGTACCTGGCACCATAATAGACCGATATATCTCCCATTTTCATTTGGCAAGGATATCCATATTTTCCAGTGTCAAGCTCCGTGAAATAGGCTGGATCGAGGTTAAAAATCTCAATTATTTCTTGTGGTTTTTGAAAATTTTTAAAAGTGACTTGAAGCCAGTCCACACAAGCGATTAGACCACTTTCCTCTGTATTTTGTACCCCCCTGTTAGTGGTGGGGGGTACAAGATCAATTTCACTCATACAATCCCTCCAAAAAAACTGGAAATGGAAATGCTAATCATCACTCCTTTTCCGGATACGGGTATTCCTGATCTCGAAGAACAATCCAAGTGTTACCAATACGATAAGCATCTAACTTTCCTTCTCGGCATAAACGCTTTATATGGTCTGCTGACTTTCCCCATTTTAAGCCGGCTTCATCGGTGCCCATTACTAACTTTTTAGTTTTTCCCACGATCTTTCACCTGCCTATAAATCAAAATCTGAACAATAAGATTAATCATGAGCAATACGGTAAAAGCCCATCTGGAAAATTCCTCCATAGATGTATTCCTCCTTCTCAAAATGAGCAGAATAGAATATAATGTCGGTAAGGGGAGATACCAAGGAATCCCTCGGTATCTCAGGTTTGTTTGGCTAGTACCGACGCTTTGAACGTGTTCCAGCACGTTTAGAGCGTTTTTTCTTTGGCTTTTTGGTTACCTGTAACGTTCTAAACGCTACAAATAAACTAGCAGCCGCAAGAAAGGTATCTAGCCAAGCATGGATGTCGATTGAAGTCAGCATGTTAACACCTCCTTCCCTTACCGACAACCTAATATTACCATGCCCGAATTCGGGCGTCAAGTTTTTTTCATAGTTTTTTAGTTACTTCTTCATAAGCTTGGTAAATCTTCTTTAGAGTACAAACAATTTCTGCATCGGTACTAGTATTGTGATTAAGTACAGCACCGATTAGTCCAACAAATGCAATAGAACGATATTCTTCTGAATTATTTTTTAACAACTCTTTAAAGTACTCTACTGTTCCATATTCATTTTCCACAAAACACACCCCCTCTTTCTTATGTGATTCCTAATTGAACGTTACTGTCAGGTGCGACAGGTTCATATCGTCAATTTGGTTCAGCAAATCGTCCCTGCCTTTATCGGTTCTTACTAACTCACGTTCGTTGCCGTTATCCTCTACAAGAACAGCTATAAGTTTGCTTTTGCTTCCATTTTCAAAGACTTCAATTTTCATTTACACACCACGCTCCCTATTCATTAATTACCTTTTCGTCATTTCATAGTGCAGCATAAACCACTCAATTACCGACGATCAAATAAAAAATAATTAATAACGTTACCTAGATATATACAAGCACCATAAAATGCAATGAGTGCCACAAAAACATATACATTACTTCCAGCTAATTGCTCCACAATTGGTTTTAAAACATCCTTTTCCTGAATTGAAAAATAACTAAATACGACAAAAAATATAACCGACGTAACGAAATATGGTAGAACCATTTCCTTTTTTATTTTCACAGTTCATTCATCTCCTTAATAAATACAATAAACCGCCTCCGGCAGCCAAAGGATAACTCCTTTGGAATCCTTATTGCTCGCCGCTGGGCGTCCCGGTCAACAAGTTGACCAGGCATAATCTAGCATTCTGTTCCATGGCAGGCTTTGAAAAGGGTATATAAACGGCTTCGCCGCCCTTTTCAAGGCTTACATATATCATCTAAGACATTTGACTATTGGTAACCAATTAAGCTCTTATAGAACAATATAGAAGCCATAGCATTAATCTGATAGATATATACAGTAAACATGACACCATCCAAAAGACCAGACTTACCAAAAAGACAATACTGATTATTTCCAAAGTTGACATCTCATTTATTTCCCTTAGGAAACCGCGCTTGTCGGCACATGTGACGGAGTCACTGCCGACAGCGCTATATCTTGTTGGAAATTGTTATTTAGATTTTTAAGCTTTGTAATAAAATCATTAAATGTCTTTTTATCATCTGGCCATTCAATTGGTGTCACAATCCCTGTTGTATCATATATCTCTGCACCTATGTGCTTTGCTATATCCTGTTTGATTTTATACTCCTTAAGGAATTTATTAGCCTGAAGATCAAACATAGCATATCTAAAATAATCCTTGTCTTTATAACATCGACAATAAAGGTTACACACACTTCTAACCCTGTAATCTAAATTTTCTATATTTGGAGTGGTAAAGAACATTGTGGTCCGCAACTTACGCAAGTAAAAAATAATATGCGTAAACCATTTAACTGTATTCTGGAGAGCATTCCGACTATCCACATCGGTATGTCCTTCATCAATACAAAGAATGGACGATTTGTTATTAGCTAAATCCAAGAACTGTTCATATTTCGAAAAATGAGTTGCACCCTGCAATTCATAATTCGAATATAAAGCGCACTCCGAACGTAACTGAAAATGCTTAGCAAGAATAGAGCATCCTAACGTTTTTCCGGAACCCATAATACCGTCAAAAATAATTACATTCACAATTTACCACCATCCTTAGATAAAGCTTTATCCACATTAAGTGAATTTGCAGGGTTTGCATTCGCTTTAAGTAAATTCCCAAGCTTTGCATTACCTTTAATCCGATCGGCAAGGGTCAGCTTGTTTGTCATGTCATAATACTTCTTAACGGCCGTCATTTGAGGGCGAACATTAATAATGTAATTGGCCACATCACTCATACCGTAACTATTAAGCATAAATATAGCCTGGGCTTGCTCTTTAGTCAGAGGTACTCCATTTTGTTTAACAAACTCAAGTACTTCCAACATTTCATTATCATCAGATGATTCTTCCATCAACTCCGATTGCAATAACTCTTGAACCGTCATATCCATAAAATCAACTCCTTTACTTAAACACAATAAGCATTGCGATAATGAGATAAGGTAAAACCTTCATAAAGTCCAATTTATCATCTGCTTTGAAATCAAATGCACGCTTGAGAACCGTGCTACGACGCATATTTTTTAGTTTCTCAGCTTCAAGCTTAGTAGGTAAATCAGCATTATATACATATGTCATAGCTCCACGAGTTCGATTTAAATATACAGATGCTTCAGAGGTTGGATAAAGTGATCTTTTAGTCTCTACACCTTCTGCATCAGCCTCAACAACATCCAATATTTCAAGGGTACCGTCATCACCAAAAATAATTGCCTGATCTCTTTTAGACATACTTAAACTCCTTTACTTTAACTTTTTATGTAGCAACAATGTCGGTAATACAAGAGTAATTAACACCGACAATCCAATTCCACAGCCGATCATAAAGAATGTTTGGAATACTGTACTCACTTAGATCACCACCATTTAATAACATCCTTAAACTTCCGAAGCAAACCGATATTTGACATGATCAAATACACTAAAAAATAAACAAAAAGCAAAGCCATTAGCGTAGTAATCATTAGCTGCCACTTAGGGCCAAACACTGAAAAATAACCAAAATACTTGCTAAAATCCACAGGCATGCTAACAGGTACAGATAAATCACTTAAATAACTTGTAGTATTAGCTAACCAGTCAAGTACCGGACGAAACAAAGAATCAATTAAGTTACGCATCTGCTTTTATATCACCACCAAATAATCCGATCAGTTTTTTAACAAAAAAGAACCAGATAAGTCCAGTAAGTACAAGAGGAACAACATCCATAAATCCAATCTTTGATAGCACTTGGGCAACGGCATTCAAGCCATCTCCAGTTTTACTAGGCAAATTCGGAGTTGAAGCATGCATAACCAACATATTGCCAATTGTCTTCAAAAAACCGACTACAATAGCACCAAGGAACTGAAACAAAGCAACAAAAAGCATTACGACCTTAATCAACACCAAAAACAACTGACCAACAAAATAAAAAATGCCATCCAGAAACCAAAAGAGTAAACCAAATGCTTTACCGATAAAATCAAATAGCATATAAACCATTTTCATGATGCCTTCAAAGCCTGACTTCAACAGGTTCAACAGCATATCAATCATATTCATTCAATTAACAACCTTTTAACATAATATCCAACGCTGAAAGCGATCATTGCCGAAAACGCATAAAAAAGAACGTCACCAAAAGCATTTAGAACCAGACTAAAAAAGATACTTATCTCATTAACTGTTACCATTACACACCTCCAAAGATAGGGGATTGATCTCCCCTATCATGGTTAAGTAAATAATTGCTTTATCCGGCTGGAAACAATAAAAGACAACGGGATCGACACGCTAAACGCAACAACTGGCCATATAGAACCAAACCATTCAGCTATAGCTCGTGCAACATCAGCTAAGGAATATTTAAACTTAACGGCAGGAACCTTTCCAGCTTTCGGAATTCCAGTTACAGCTGAAGTTTTTTCAGACTCTCCAACACTATTTACAGCCGAGACCTGAACTAAATAGGAATGATCATTTTCTAAATCTGTCAAAGAATAGCTTGTTCTATCTATTTCTGCTATCATTTCACCATCCAAATAAACTCTATACTTAACTCCTAAACTACCTTTCCAGTTAAGTACAAGGGAGGCATCACCAGCAGTAACACTTAAATTTGTTGGCACATCTGGAGGTAATTTAGGCACCTCAGGTGTACCAAAAACAGATATTCTCTGGGACTCCAAACCGTCAGATACAGCAGAGACCGAAAACTGATACTCTTTACCATTTGTCAAATTATCAATCGTTAACGATGTATCAGACGTACCACGATAATAAACACCATCAACATAAACAGTATAAGTTTCGGCATTAGACACAGCATCCCAATGCAAAGTAACCTGACCATCACCAGAAACAACCGTAAGATTACTAGGCATATCAGGTGGAACTCCCGGTTGCTCTGTCCCCTTAACATCCATCTGTAATTTAATAGGTGGTTTACCTATATACTCTACATACCTAACATTTTCAACCGGATTAACAAATATAGTTACTCCTATGTAATAAACCTCTTTAACACCCACAGAATCAAAACCACTGGATGTCATAAACCTTTTAATAAGTTTTTTATCTTTATCTAAAAACCTTACATAGTCATAACGATCATCTTGATTAAGATACAAACTATCAATTGTGTAATTTTTACCTAAATCATAACGGACAAAATCATCTTTAATAACTGGTGTCAAACTACCGAGAAGCCCACCTTCAAATACCGGGTCACCAAACTTTGCACTGACTACAAAAGGCAGACTAAAAAACAACACAAATGCAAATAAAAATACACACTTTTTCAAACACTCACATCCTTAAGGGAAATCCCAACGCAACCGATATGATGTCTTATCTTGTTGCAAAGGCTTATCCCTTTCCAAAGGTTTATTTTGTCGCAAAGGCTTATCCTGCTGTAAAGCTTTATCCTGTTGCAAGGCTTTATCTTGTTGTAAAGCTTTATCCTGCCGCAAAGCCTTATCTTGTTGCAAGGCTTTATCTTGTTGCAAGGCTTTATCTTGTTGTAAAACCTTATCTTGTTGCAAGGCTTTATCCTGCCGCAAAGCCTTATCCTGTTGCAAAGCTTTATCTTGTTGTAAAACCTCATCCTGCTTTAAAACTTTATCCTGTTCCAAAGCTTTATCCTGATTCATAGGTTTACCATCAGGTCCTATCCATACATCCGGCTCTGGAGCATCTGGCAAAGCTCCGGGTTCATCCCATTCACCATTAGGTTTAAAATGCTCTTCATTATCGTAAAACGGTTCTTTTACAGGGTCATCCGGAACAAAATCCTCAATACTCTTACTGGGATAATCATCATCAATAGTTACTTGCTTACTAGGTGTAATTTCATCCTTAATTTCTTTAATGGCATTCACAATATCTTCATTGTTACCAAGTTTGCCAAGATCATTAATTAAATCCTTCCATGCAGGACAATTGCGCAAATCGGTAACTGCCTGACATATATCTCCACACGTTCGAGGAGGCTTATCCTCTTTATCATCCGTTAAATTTATATCTGACTCTCCAATAACATTGCCATCCTTATCTTTGTTTACAACAGATACACCGCCTGTTCCGGGATCCGGAAAATTATTATCTTTGGTCTCTCCAATTTTTTCCCCATCTTTCCACACTTCGCTGTGATCAGTACCGGGTAAATCATTCCATGTAATACTACCGTCACTAGGATTTCTGCCTATATCCATATCATTGTTACCACTTACACCATCTGCATAGGACTTACACTTTGGATTCTTTATTTCAGTTGTTTTAACGGTCTTGGTCTGACCTATCAACCTACCGTGAACGTCATAAAAAGCCATAGAATACGATCCACCGTTACAGTTTAAATAATGTATACCTGTAGGTGGTTGGTTATAAGTAGCCGTATAATGCTTTCCATCACTACCGACATAATTCAACACATAACTACGCACGTTTGGAATTTTTTCGTAGTCAACGCGGTATTCATCCCGATACGGGACATAGTAAACATTCGCCCGTACTTCACGTACGTTTGGATTATTACTACTACCACCAGGCTTTGGTGTCGGTGTTGGCTTTGGTTTTGGTGTCGGTTTCGGCTTTGGTGTTGGCGTTGGCTTTGGCTTAGGAGGTATACACCCCGGAGTTTTACAAGGCTGCATACCGCCAGCTTTTGCTGGTTCACCATCTCCTAAAACAAACATCATAACCAAGATTAACGGTATTAAAAACAGTATTTTCTTCATATCCTTCACTCCAAAAAAGAAAAAGCAGGGAATCAACCCTGCTTTCTTAGGGGAGTCCGCTATATCTACCTTATACAGCTAACATCCTGACAACTTTTCATGATAACTTAATAAGCTTTTTAAACAATTTAACTGAACAACGACTTAATCCGTCCTGCAACCATAAAACTTAAAGGTATAGCTACTGCAAAAGCCAAGATTGGCCAATAGCTGCTAAACCAGTTACCTACAGCCGTTGCTACATCAGCAAGGCTATATGTCAAATTAACACTTGGAATCGACATTCTATTCACTCCATATTCTTTTTAATTCTGTATGCTACAAAGCTACCAAACAAAATACCAAACAGTAGCACAAGTACAGGCATCAATGTACCCCAATTCACCGCAAAATTAGCAAACAAATCGCTAATCTCAGCACTTCTGGGGATAGGTGGCATACGGGTCGATTGAGGTATTTCCATGTTAAGACCCCTTTGCAATAGCAATCAATTTCATGACAATAAATACAGCAAAAGCCGCACCTGCAAACAAGTAAATTAGGGGTAGTACACTTGCAAACAAGTTGAAAGCATACTGCATAATTTGACCTATATTCAGATCAAAACTCATTAGTAATCCCCCCACTTCCTGACAACAATTAAAACAGATACTAATACTGCTACAACGCTTATAAATCCGACACTTAATAAAACGACGGTAGGTTCTTTAAAAAACCATAAAATAGCTTGCAGGAAAGTTTGATCTACTGTATCGATTACCATAAAAATCTATTCCACCGTGCCAGAAGTGACGCGATTACAATTGTCAAGAATGGCAAACCCAACAGAGAATATTGATTAATTACATTTTCAAGTGTTTGGTTAATCATGAACCCACCGTCCTTTACCTTAAAGCATCAAATATCCAACGAAACGTAAGCAACAGTAAAATCGTAAAGAGCAATAGAGATATGAGCATCTCACCATACGTAAAGGACTGAAACACACTAAAACTCCCCGACACAGTGTCTACTATGTAACTGTGAAAGAAATCGCCTAAGGTGGCCGCCAAGGCGCTGGGATCAATTTTTTCCAACATGTGTTATCAGTCCTTTCATCAAGCAAACAAATTTTTAATACGACCAGCAACCATGAAACTTAAAGGTATGGCTACTGCAAAAGCCAATATAGGCCAATAGCTACCAAACCAGTTACCTACAGACGTAGCAACATCTGCAAGACTATAAGATAGATTCACACTAGGTATAACACTATCTATATCAATCACCTCCTTCACATAATTTCCTTATGTGAAATGCCTTTAAGAAGCTTTAGGCATGATAAGGCGGAAT